GAGAAAGGGAGAAAGTCTTACGAACGTGAGAATCCTGGTTCTGACTTAAAAGCACCAAGCAAGAAGAAAGGTAATAAAAGAAGAGCAAGTTTCTGTGCTAGAATGAAAGGCATGAAACGAAAACTTACGTCAGCAAAAACTGCTCGTGACCCTGACTCTCGTATAAATAAATCACTACGAGCGTGGAACTGCTGATATGAAATACTCCTATCACGATGTGATGGAGGTGTACCGAGGAAACGGTCACCCTCCGTCAGTAAAACACATACCCAGATTTTTTACTTGGGCAATCATACTAGCATTCATGTTAGGTATGACACAGAGTGCATATGCATTTGATAAAGAACCTGTTATCTGGGTACAAGTTCCACAGTGGACAGATGACTGGGCAGTATGTGCAGTAGATATTCCAGACGCATCATGTCATTGGTACATTGCAGAAGCAGATAATACATTTGGAGAAGGGTTTGACTGGGAAACCGCACCTTGGTTTGATGCCAATGGTTTAAATGACGTGCCTAGTATGTCAGCATCAACACAATTAGAGAAATTACAGAACCACGGATAAGTAAAATTACCTATATAATATAGGTAGTTTAGAGAAATTAAATGAAAGACTTGCCAATTAAGTCATCATGTATTTTGTTTGGGACCGTTAGTGTTGCTCTTTTATTCTCACGCTTTGCTTGGGTATGAAGAAGTTTAACACTTGGGTCTTAGACACCACAATTTATATCTTGGATTTTCTTTACAGAGGTAGAGACTTCCAAAGATTCTGGGTATTAGAAGTTATTGCAAGAGCACCCTACTTCTCATTTATTAGTGTTCTACATTTCCGTGAGTCATTAGGACTTAGAGGACCAGAACATATCTACTTAATGAAAGAACATTTCTATCAGGCATTAAATGAAACTGAGCACTTGGAAGAGATGGAAAAACGAGGTGGCGATGAACACTGGATTGACAGGTTTCTTGCAAAGCACCTTGTTCTTATCTATTATTGGATCATGGTTGGGTACTACCTTGCTAATCCTCTTGCTGCTTATGATATTAATATGAAGATAGAGAAGCATGCATTCGAGACGTATATAAAGTATTTGGCATATCACCCAGAAGATAAGAAGATAGCAGAGATAGCAGAAGACGAACTAAAACACGCACACGAATTACAACACGCAATGTCTATGATCTAATGGTTGTAGTTCATTCAGTTAACATTATGGTTCTCATACTTGTCATAAGTGTGACGATTCTTATCGCCTATATAATGAAGTATGCCTATGAGGAAATGAACGATGGGAGCAATGACACCACCAAGCAGGAAGAGTTGTTACAACTTTCGAGTGACGGAGATAACAAAGGTAGTTGATGGTGACACTATTGACGTAGTAATAGACTTAGGGTTTGATATATACAAACACGAAAGAGTCAGAATTGCTGGAATAGATACTCCTGAGAAGAGAACGAGAGACCTTGAAGAAAAGAAACTAGGTATAGACGCAACTAACTGGATGAAAGCAACTTTGGAGGACACGATTAATGGAGAACATGAACTCACTATACGAACTGAACTTAAAGGCGGGGTTGGTAAGTATGGTCGTCTCCTTGGTTGGTTATATGTGGGTGACGAGGAAAAGTCGCTCAATGAACAGATGATTGACGAAGGATACGCATGGTGCTATGATGGTGGTACCAAACGTAAAGACTTTGAATCACTTAAAGAGATTCGTAGAAGTCAAGGAACGTTAATAGAATGATGCCATCTATGAGAAAAACTATTATTAACGCACTCAAAGCACATGCTATGGGTGACATCAAAAAACATTTAGCAAACATTGAAATCTATTTGGAGAACCCCGCTGGCATCGGAGAACACTCTGATGTTATGGAAGCAATCCAAGTAGAACTAGATCAGGTGGCAAAATACCATGACCAACTCGAAGTCCTCTCAAAATACGTTGACAGGGAATCTGGTTCATGAAGTTTCTTCATTAATTAGACATAAGATATTAACCTTACCCGCACTTAAACCCTTAGATAATCCACATCCTATCGTAGAAAACGATGATGTGTTTATTATTAATGAGATGAATAGGTGTAAGGGTCTAAGGAAAGTACATTTAGAAACTGGATATACAAAGAACATTGAAGTCATGCACTGTGTGTTCTTTCCTAATCCAGAATATCCCTTACCTATATTTGGTGCTGATATAGTTGCAACACCGAAGGTAATTACTGCTGCGATCTGTGATATCTCTCCTGTACATAATGCAAGTAGCATATACTATGGTTTGGATATAATCGCTAGTCAATATAAGTTTAAAGAACCAAGAGCATTACCAGAGTGGGCAGATATATTTTCACCTTTCTGTCAGTTCATGCGTATAAGAGATGATAAAGAGAAAAGAATGTTTGTACAGTTAGTAGAAAGATACTTAGACATATACATTGAATATGTGTATGGTGCTGAGAGAGATAAGAACTGGATAAATACTATGAAGAGAATGGATGATCAGATCTGGTATTGTAAGCAACAAAGGCAGAACAAGAAAACCAAGGCAGTCCTTGGACAATGGTTCGATCCTGAGTGGGCACAAGATTATATCGACAATACCTTGTTTGATGTACCTAATAGAAATTGGCAATGGTGGATGAATGGCGACTGAAAATCAGTATCTAGGTAACCCTAATTTAAAAAAAGCAAACGTTGCACAGAGTTTTACTCCGTCACAGGTGAAAGAGTTCGTCAAATGTTCTCAGGACCCTGTGTATTTTATTAAGAAGTATATTAGAATCGTCTCACTAGATAAAGGTCTTATACCATTTGACTTGTATGACTTCCAAGAAGACATGGTAAACAAGTTCAATGATTACAGATTTAATATTGCTAAGTTACCTAGACAGTCTGGTAAGTCTACTGTTGTTACATCATATCTGTTATGGTATGTGATCTTTAATGATAATGTTAACGTAGCAATCCTTGCAAACAAGGCAGCGACTGCTAGGGAAATGCTACAACGTCTACAATTAAGTTATGAAAACCTCCCAAAATGGATGCAACAAGGAATCAACCAGTGGAACAGAGGTTCTTTGGAACTTGAAAACGGCAGTAAAATCATGGCTGCTTCTACTTCCGCTTCTGCTGTCAGGGGTATGTCTTTTAATATCATATTTCTGGACGAATTCGCGTTCATTCCGAATCACATTGCTGACCAGTTTTTCAGTTCTGTGTATCCTACTATATCTTCTGGTAAATCAACAAAAGTTATTATCATATCTACACCACATGGTATGAACATGTTCTATAAACTCTGGCATGATGCCGAGAGACAGAAGAACGAGTACGTTACCACTGAGGTACACTGGTCACAGGTGCCAGGTAGAGACGCAGTATGGAAAGAGCAGACCATAGCGAACACATCAGAGGAACAGTTCAGAGTTGAGTTTGAATGTGAGTTTCTAGGATCTGTTGATACTCTTATCTCCGCATCTAAATTGAGGATGATGGCATATGATGATCCTATACAAAAGAATAAAGGACTAGATGTATATGAGAAACCAGAAAAAGATAAGACATATTGTATAACTGTTGACGTAGCAAGGGGTGTAACGAAGGATTATAGTGCGTTCTGTGTAATAGACACGACAACAATACCATATAAGGTGGTAGCAAAGTATAGAAATAACACAATTAAACCACTGCTATTCCCTAATACCATATACGATGTTGCGTGTGCGTACAACCATGCGTTTGTATTAGTGGAGGTAAATGATATTGGCGGGCAGATTGCGGACATGTTGCACTTTGACTTGGAGTATGACAATATCCTTATGGCATCTATGCGTGGACGTGCAGGACAGGTAGTAGGACAAGGATTCTCTGGCACTAAGGTACAACTAGGAGTTAAGATGAGTACGACTGTCAAGAAGACAGGGTGTTCTAATATGAAACAGTTGATAGAAGATGATAAGTTACTGATATCTGACTATGACATCATTGCAGAACTGACTACATTCATACAGAGAGGTCAGGCATGGGAAGCAGAAGAGGGTTGTAATGATGACCTTGCTATGTGTCTGGTTATGTTCTCATGGTTAGCAACATCAGATTACTTCCGTGAACTACATGACAATGACGTCAGAATGAGAATGTATCAAGAGCAGAAGGATCAGATAGAAGCAGACATGGCACCTTTTGGATTCGTTAGTGACGGATTAGAGCAGGAAACCATCATTGACAATGAGGGTCAAGTATGGCATACTGATGAGTATGGAGATATGTCTTACATGTGGGATTACAAATGATTTCTTTTTTATTCGCTAGTGCTGGTTTACTAAACCTATTGTTCTATGTTTTTGCAATAGGGTTCGTGGTATCTTTGATACTAGAACAGATTGTTAAAGCAAAACCCTTATCACCTTTTGATGAGATAAATGAGAGAAATCTCTATATAGTACAGACCAACCGTAGATACTGTTGGAGACAAGCATGGGTCACTAATCTAATATGGTTTATGGTCAATGTAAGTCTGTTCTTAGTATCTCGTAATATGCAAACACCAACCGATACATTCTGGAACGGAATCTAATGGTAATAAAAGTAGATAAAAGTAAAGAGTTTATAAGGAGTGGTAAGAAACTCGCATCAGAGTATCCTGCACAACCAAAGAAGGATGGACCTCGAAAGTGACTTCTTAGAATTAGAACACCTTATCCTAAAACAACGTGTTTGCAAGACATGTGGGATAGAGAAAGATCTACTGACTGACTATTATAAGACTAGAAAAGACAGAGGTGCTATGCCCTCTGCTTTTTCGTATGAATGCAAATCATGTACAAAGATAAGAATTAAGAAAAGACGTAAAAGTGTTGATATAACTACCTACTCCTACCCTGACTGGTGATGTTCACGTCTTGTTTCCCCACTGGAAACATACGTTTTTCTAAATATTAGTAGCATCCGAATTGAAATTTATCCGAGGAGTATACCCAGATGGCATCCACACAAATTTCCCCAGGTGTCGTTGTCCTAGAAAGAGATCTGACTAATACCGTAAACGCAACTGTTGATAACATTGCAGCGGTAGTTGGAACCTTTGAAAAAGGACCAGTAGATGAGGTTAGAGTAATCTCGTCCGAGAGACAACTGGTTGAAGAGTTTGGTAAACCAAACGACAGTAATTACGAGTATTGGTTCTCTGCTGCACAATTTATGTTGTACGGTGGATCAGTAAAAGTAGTTCGTGCAACAAGCACATCATTAAAGAATAGTATTGATACTACTACTGTAACCGATACAACATTCTCAGCAACAGACACTACACTAACAGTTGCAGAGGCAACAGACTTTGACACAGGGGATCTTTTAAAGATCGACTCAGAAATCGTCTCAATCACAGGAATCTCTGGATTGGACATCGCTGTGTCTCGTGGACAACTTAATACATCTGCGGTATCACACGCTGCATCTTCTCAGATCATGTTGATCGAGGCAGCAGGAACTACCACAACTATTAATGAGGGTGGTACCTTCTCTGATAGTGATACAACTCTAACTGTTACTAACGCATCTACATTAGGTGTACAGATCAACAGTTACATCAGAATCACTGATGAAATTATGCAAGTTACTGGTATCAGTACCAACGACTTGACTGTGACTCGTGCCCAACTCGGAACTGCTGCATCATCACACACTGACGGTGTTACTGTAACACTTCTAACTGTTACTACTAACAAGACAACAATCAATGAGACAACAACAAGTGGTGTTACTCCTCCATTGATTAAGAACTTTGATGAGTACGAAGCAACAGTAGAGACTGCTTCTAATAACTGGAAGTGGGCAGGAAAAACACCTGGAACATACGGAAATAGCATTAGAGTCGTAACGACTGACGCTGGTCCAGACCAAATCCTATACCTTGCAACTCCAACAACAGGTAACCCTGAGCATAAGTTAGAGGCAGGCAAGAAGGTTAACATTTCAGCAACTTCATCTTATTCACAGATTTATAGTTACGTCCTAGAAATTACCTTAGAACAGGGAGCAACCCTAGTAGGTTCTTTCAACGGTGGTAACTTCTTCACTGCTGTATCAGGTAACGTAACTGGTAGTGTAGTATCATACGATGCTCCATCTAGAAAGATTGAGATCACAGTTGATACAACATCATCTGACTACCTAGAAGTTGGAGACACAATCACAGAACTATCAAATAGTGGCGGATCACCTGGTTCTGCAACTGGCGATAGCGGTAAGATTGCTGCAATTAACAGAAGATTATCTGTTGTAATGGACAAGGGAGCAACAAACTTCGTTGCTAACCAAGTCATTAAAGAAGGTTCAACATACGCTGCTGACGGTGTAACAACAGCAGGACGCGACGTAAACATTGTTTCTATCGCATCTGAGTACGCAACTCGTGTATATGGTAAGAACGCTAAGTGGTCATCTATCGCAGACAGACCTGGCACTTCCGCATACGCAGCAGACAAGAACGGATTCCGTGACCTAATGCACATCCTTGTATTAGATGGAGACGGAGGAATCACTGGTACACCAGGAACAGTTCTTGAAAAGTTCCTCAATGTGTCTAAGGCATCTGATGCTAAGTCACCACAAGGAACAAACATCTACTATAAAGATGTAATTAAGACTTCCTCACAGTACATCTGGTGGGGTTCACACGAACTAACACTTGTACAGGATCTTGATAGCACCGCTACTGGTGATATCGGAACAACTGCTGCAAACAGACAGTTCGACATCTTTAAGAACACATCTGCTATCTCTGACATTGATGATCCAACAGGAACAACTGCTGGTGCAGTACCAGTTATGTTCACTAAGGGAACATCAACTATCAAATACTCCTTGAAAGGTGGAGTTGATGGTTACTCAGCAGAAAGAGACAAGTTGTTTGACGCATACGACTTATTCACAGACCCTGAGACAGAAGAAATAGACTACATCATAGGTGGTCCAGGCATGAGCAATGAGGCAGACTCACTTGCTAAGGCACAAAAGTTGATTGACGTTGCAAACATCCGTAAGGACTGCATCGCATTCATCTCACCTCCTAAGTATTCTGTTATCGGTGTACCTAACACAAACACAATCGTAGAAAATACAATCGAGTTCTTCGATCAATTATCTTCTACATCATACGCAGTGTTTGACAACAACTACAAGTACATGTATGACAAGTATAACGACAAGTATCGTTATCTTCCATGTAACGCTGACGTTGCTGGTCTAACACTAAGCACTGCACTTAACGCAGAACCATGGTTCTCCCCTGCTGGATTCAACAGAGGACAACTATTAAACGCAGTTAAGTTAGCATACTCACCATTAAAAGATCATAGAGATCGTTTATATGGTTCAAGAATCAACCCTATTGTATCATTCCCTGGTGAAGGAAATATACTTTACGGAGATAAGACTGCACTAGCAGGAGCATCAGCATTTGACAGAATCAATGTTAGACGCTTATTCCTAGTAATTGAGAGAGCAATCTCTGTATCTGCTAAGAATCAACTCTTTGAAATCAACGATGAGTTTACTCGTAAGAGTTTCAAAAACTTAGTTGATCCATACCTAAGAGGAGTTCAATCTGCTCGTGGTATTATTGACTACTTAGTTGTATGTGACTCGACAAACAACCCTCCCGAAGCACAGGACCGTGGTGAGTTCTTTGCTGAAATCTTTGTTAAACCAACAAGGTCGATTAACTTCATCACACTTACATTTACTGCAACCAGAACAGGGGCAACCTTTGCTGAGGTAACACAGTAATTATTATTCACCACAAAAACAATAGGTAAAACTAATGGCATTAGAAGTAACAAAGGACATTATCTCATTCCGTAACTCGGTAAGAGAAGTTGCCCGCCCTAATCAATTCCAAGTTGAACTAGATTTTCCAACTGGATTAGCACCCGCTTCTCCATCTAAACTAGCAGAATTTGGAACCTTCCTAGTTAAAGGAGCAAACTTACCAGCATCTACTGTTGGTACAGTTGAAGTTCCATACAGAGGAAGAGTCTTAAAGATTGCAGGGGACAGAACATTTGAACCATGGACTGTTACTGTTATCAACGACGAAGGATTCAAGTTAAGAAACGCTTTTGAAGAATGGTCTGATAAGATCAGTGAACTTGCGGAGAACAGATCTACTTTCGCAAATGCAACACTGTATCAAACAAGTGCTGTTGTAAGACAGTTGTCAAGAAAAGGTGGAGACATCAAATCATACAAATTTGAAGGAATCTATCCTGTAAATATCTCTGCTATTGACTTAGCATGGGATAGTAATGACACTGCTGAGGAATACACAGTTGAGTTTGCAGTCCAATACTGGGCACCATACGGTGACAAGAAAGACGTTTACAACTCAATAACAGTTTCAACTGCTGGAAGGGGTGCTTAGAAACCTGTCTAAATAGTAATGAAGTAATTATAGTAAGATCCGATAATGTCAAATTTATTTGGTTATTCTCTTGATCGCAAGAAGAAGGGGCAAGCAACTACCCCTTCTTTCGTGCGTAAAGAATCTGATGACGCAGCGCAACCGATAGTAGCGGGTGGGTATTTCGGACAGTATGTTGAAATGGGCGACGCTGCTAATAAGGCAAGCGAAGCAGATTTAATTGGTCGTTATAGAGAAATGTCTCTACACCCAGAGGCAGATGCAGCGATCAATGATGTTGTTAATGAAGCGATAGCAGGAGACTTGAACGATCATCCAGTAGATATTGATCTTCAAAACCTCCGTGGATCGTCAAACTTAAAGACAAGAATCAAGGAAGAGTTTGATAACGTCCTTGTTCTTTTAGATTTCGATAGAAAAGCATACGATATATTCAGACGTTGGTACATAGATGGTAGATTATTCTATCATAAGATGATCGATACTAAGAATCCTAAGAATGGTATTACGGAACTTAGATACATTGATCCTAGAAAAATTAAGAAAGTTGTAGAGTTTGATAAACCAAAAGATAGATTACAACCCATAGATCCACAGACCGCTTCTATTGTTCCGCGTTCTGTTGAGTATTACATATACTCACCCAAAGGTCTGAAAGGATATGAGAACAATGGAATTAAGATTGCACCTGATGCAATAACGTATTGTCACTCAGGTCAGTTAGATATGCAGAGAAACTATGTTCTCTCACATCTACATAAAGCAATCAAGGCACTCAATCAACTTAGGATGATTGAGGATAGTTTGGTTATATATAGATTGTCTCGCGCTCCCGAGCGTAGGATATTCTATATTGACGTGGGTAATTTACCTAAGCAAAAAGCAGAACAATACCTCCGTGAGGTGATGTCCCGCTATCGTAACAAACTTGTTTACAACGCTGATACAGGAGAAATAAGAGATGACAAGAAATTCATGTCAATGCTCGAAGACTTCTGGTTACCACGAAGAGAAGGGGGAAGAGGCACGGAAATCTCTACTCTCCCAGGTGGACAGAATCTTGGAGAACTTGAAGACGTCAAGTACTTCCAAAAGAAACTCTACCGATCACTCAACGTACCCGAGTCACGCTTAGAATCTGATAACTCATTCAACATTGGTAGATCTGCTGAGATCACTCGTGATGAAGTGAAGTTTCAGAAGTTTGTCACCAGACTTCGTAAGAAGTTCAGTGATTTATTTAATGATCTCCTTAAAACTCAATGCGTTCTTAAAGGTGTTTGCACCTTAGAAGAGTGGGATGAGATTAAGGAACACGTTCAGTACAACTTTATTGCGGATAACTACTTCTCTGAAATGAAAGAGAAGGAAGTTATGAATGAACGTCTCGCTATGTTGCAACAAATGGATCCTTATGCGGGGAAATATTTCTCTGTTGAGTACCTAAGACGCAACATTTTACGTCAGACTGACAACGAAATGAAGGAACTGGATGAACAAATGGCAGCAGAAATTGCCGATGGGTTAGTTGTTTCTCCTGTTGAGATGCAACAAATGGAAAAAGCGCAGATGGAAATGTCTATGCAACCACCAGAACCGCCTCCCGAGGAACCCAGTTTGTCTGATAAGGACTATAAAAAGGGAGAAATCTAAATAGTATACATACACACATAAATTATGCCTTCTCAATCTGCTAATGACATCGTGAATGCACTATTTGCTGGACAGAAAGATCTTTCTGACTATGTAGATACGCAAATGAAATCTCTTGCCATGGACTCTATCGAGGATATGAAAAAAGAGGTTGGGAAAACAATGTTTGCTCCACAAGAAGATGGACCAGAATCCACTGAGCAACCTGTTGATGCAATTCCACCTGATCAAACCGAGGAACCCAAAGATGAAACTGATAACGGAACAAATTGATGATGCCCAAGTTGTAATAACTGAGGGTAAGAATGGTAAGAAACAAACCTTTATAGAGGGTGTTTTCTTGCAAGGTGAAATCACAAACCGTAACGGTAGACGTTATCCAATACAAACTCTTGCAAGAGAGGCAGCGACATACAACGATAAGTTTGTAAAAACTGGTCGTGCGCTAGGTGAATTGGGTCATCCCGAAGGTCCAACCATCAATTTAGATCGTGCGTCACATATAATTACTTCACTAAAACAAGAAGGTAATAACTTTGTAGGTAAAGCACGTTTATTAGAGACCCCAATGGGTAAGATTGCTAAACAACTTCTTGATGAAGGTGTTAAATTAGGAGTCTCATCACGCGGACTAGGGTCTATCAAAGAAGAAAATGGTATCAAAGTTGTAGGTGAGGACTTCGTTCTTGCTACTGCTGCTGATATCGTTGCTGATCCGTCAGCACCTGATGCTTTTGTTAATGGCATCATGGAAGGTAAAGATTGGGTACTTGCTGGTGGCGCAATAGCTGAGCAAGATATTGACTCAATTAAGAAGAGAATTAACAATGCTGCGCTATCGCAGATTGAAGAAAGGAAGATTTCCGCATTTAATTCATTCTTAAATTCTTTATAACTATAAATAATAATTAGCAACTCAACAATAACTTAGGACACGGAGTAACAATGTCTGACAAACTTGAAAAAACTGTAACTGAATCTAGTGTTACTGCTAACGCTAAACCTGGCGATCCAATGCCTAAGTCAGAAGCAGGAACACCTGGACAACCTGGATATCAGGATCTAGGAGGACCAACACCATCTAACTCAAAACCAGATGATGAGTCTAATAAGTATAAGACTGGTGGCGGACCAACTGCAACACCCCCTCAAACAAAACCATCTGATGCTTCTGCACAGAAGGCAGAGTTTAGTACAAAGGGTGATGTACATGCTTCACACAAACCAGAAGGTGAGGAGATAACAGAGGAAGAGAAGGAAGAAACTATACAAGTTGACCTATCTGCTGATGTTGCTGCACTAACTGAGGGTGAAGATCTAAGCGAAGAGTTCAAAGCGAAAGCAGCGACAATCTTTGAAGCAGCAGTGATCTCACGCTTAAACGAAGAACTAGGACGCATGCATGATGACTATGCAAAAGTCTTAGAAGAAGAAATTGAGTCTGTTAAGAACGAATTGGCAGAGAAGGTAGATGAGTACCTGTCATTCGCAACTAACAAATGGGCAAAAGACAACGCTCTTGCTATTGAGCACGGTATCAAAACCGAAATGGCAGAGTCAGTCCTTGCAGGACTCAAACAGGTTTTCTCCGAGAACTTCATAGATGTTCCCGAAGAGAAAGTTGATCTAGTTGACGAAATGACTGGACAACTCGATACAATGGAGAAGAAACTCAATTCACAAATCGAAGAAAACGTCTCTCTAACTAATGAGATAGGCGGATATATCAAGAATGGGATAGTGAACGAATTGTCTGACGGTCTTAGCGTTTCTCAGAAAGAGAAGTTTGCTAGTCTAACAGATGCAGTTGAGTTTGAAAATGAAGAATCCTTCCGCGAGAAGGTCAAGACAATACGCGAATCATACTTCAATAATGGCAAACCCGAAGCGACAACAGTCACTGAGGACGTCGAAGTTGATGCACCTTCTGTTGAAGGAACAATGGGCGCATATGTCAATGCACTTTCCCGCTGGGCAAAGTGATTATAGTAAACACTAATCCAAAATTTATCCTTTAAATTAAGACAAATGTTCAACTCAGAACACTTGCAGGAAAAGTGGGCACCTATTCTAGAACATTCCGAGTTAGATAACATCTCAGATAAGTATAGAAAGGCAGTCACATCAATCTTGCTAGAAAACCAAGAATCATTCCTCAAAGAAGAGGCAGGCATTCTTAACGAAGCTGCTCCTACAATGAGTGCTGGTACTGCTGGTTTCAGTGGTAGTTCAACTGCTACTGGACCTGTTGCTGGTTTCGACCCTGTGTTGATTTCATTAATAAGAAGATCAATGCCTAAGTTAATCGCTTATGACATTGCTGGTGTACAACCTATGACTGGTCCTACTGGTCTAATCTTCGCAATGAGATCACGCTACGGTACAAACAGAACCGCAGGCAGCGAAGCATTCTTTAACGAAGCAGACGCAGAATTCTCAGCAGAGAACGCTGCATCAGATCTAGGACAATCAGCACAGTCTGGATCTAACCCAGGTCTACTCAATGATAGTGGTACATATACTACTAACACTGGTATGACAACAGCACAGTCAGAAGCATTAGGTGATGCATCTGGTAACCAGTTCGCTGAAATGAACTTCTCAATCGAGAAAGTCACAGTGACTGCGAAATCTCGTGCGCTAAAAGCAGAGTACAGTTTAGAACTTGCTCAGGACTTGAAAGCAGTCCACGGACTAGACGCTGAGTCAGAATTAGCAAACATCCTCTCAACTGAGGTTCTTGCTGAAATCAACAGAGAAGTTGTTAGAACAGTATACAAGGTTGCAAGACCTGGTGCTCAGAACAACACTGCTACTGCTGGTATATTTGACCTAGACGTTGACTCCAATGGTAGATGGTCAGTTGAGAAGTTCAAGGGACTTCTATTCCAGATCGAAAGAGACATGAACGCAATCGGGCATGAAACTCGTCGTGGAAAAGGGAACATTCTAATATGTTCTGCTGACGTTGCATCTGCACTTTCAATGGCTGGTGTGTTAGACTACACTCCTGCTCTTGCTGGAAACTCTAACCTACTTCCTGACGACAATAGTTCCACACTTGCTGGTACATTGAACGGAAGAATCAAGGTTTACGTTGATCCTTATTCTGCAAACGTATCTGATAGACATTTCTATGTTGCTGGATACAAAGGTAGTTCTGCATACGATGCTGGATTATTCTACTGTCCATATGTACCTCTACAAATGGTCAGAGCAGTAGGTCAGGATACATTCCAACCAAAAATCGGATTTAAGACTCGTTACGGTATGGTTGCTAACCCATTTGCGGAAGGCACTGACCAAGGCGGTGGAGATCTTGATCCTAACAAGAACAGATATTACAGAAGAGTCCTAGTTGACAACCTAATGTAAATCTTATATGTGAGTCCACTCACATAACCAATCCCAAGGACCCTTCGGGGTCCTTTTTTATTATAAATTAGTGTATAATAGGCATTATGAGAACCACACCTAAAAGGAGATTCTACATGTTATCAGAAGTTTTAAAAGAGTCACCTATCAGTGACTATGTTAAACCTAAACGCAGGGTGAGGACTACAAGTCCTGCTGTAAAGAAAGCATACAAGAAAGGTTATCTCAAAAAGAATCAAGAGACCTTCACAAGAGAAGAGTGTGAAGCAATGATTGAGTTCGCTATCAATCAACACAATAGAAACGCAGGACAGATCAGCATGGTCCTAGGTTTCATATTCATGGCACTATTTGCTGATGGATTATTCAGAGTTTTAGGATTGATCCCACCATTCATGGGACTAGATGTAAATATAATTCAAGACGTAGTTGATGCTATCAAAGACGAAGTAACCAAACAACTATAAATACCTAAAAATAGGTAGGAAAATGCCACAAGACTATGGTCAGTGGAACAAACAGATTGAGAATAGAAACTTTCTATCTCCAATCGGTTTCAAGATGCAGATAGATGAATATCCGAAGACTGTATATTTTGCACAGTCTGCTAATATCCCTGGTGTCTCTACAAATACAGTAGAGCAACAGACAGGTATGGGTCGTCCAATTCCATACGAAGCATTTGGACTTAACTATGAACCATTTAATCTGACGTTTCTAGTTGACGAAAATTTAGAGAACTATTTGATAATACATAACTGGTTGACTTCTATTGCGGGTGGTAGAGAGAGTCTTGCAGAGCGTCGTAATATAGAGAGAAACTATGCAGTCCGTTGTGATGCATCACTTGCTGTACTTAATAGTAATTTTCAAGCAAATTTCTTTGTGACCTTTAAAGATCTATTTCCTGTGTCCTTGAATGCATTGGAATTTAATGCTACAATAGATGGTACAGAGTATGCTACTGCAACAGCAGAGTTTAGGTATGCTGTGTATAATATAGAAACAGTAGACGGTATCGTAAGAACACAATTAGAATGAACCTTGATGAAATTCGTGACATGTGGAGGGAGGACTGTAAGATTGACCAGAACGACCTCGACACTGAGAACTTTAAATGTACAGTTATCCATGAGAAGTATCTAAACATATGGTCTCACTTTCGTCTGATGCTATCAGATGCTGAGACTAAGGGAAAGATGCTGTACAAAGAGAAATTTGAATACTATGCAGGCAAAGCACCAGCAGCAGTATATGCTAAGAACCCTTTTAATCATAAGGTATTGAAAGGTGACCTGACCACATACATCTGGGCAGACGAAGATTGGTTGAAGAACAAGCAGAAAATTGACTACCTCCAAACTGTTATAAATTATTTGGAGATGATTCTTAAACAGTGTTCCAACCGTGGTTTCCAAATAAAGAACTATCTTGAACTGAGAAAACATGCAGATTATTGACTACATTAATCACAAAAAAGAATGAAGTTTATTTGAAAGTGAATGCTGAACCTCATGTTCACCAAGAACTAAGTGATCACTTTCAGTTTGATGTACCTGGGGCAAAATATATGCCACAGTATCAAAAATATAAATGGGATGGAAAGATCAGATTATACTCTCCTGCTACTGGTGAGATATACGCTGGTCTTTTTGACTATCTGACTGACTTTCTAGAAGAAAGAGGTTACCACTATCAGATACAGGACAATAACATCTATGGAAGACCAACAGATACCGAACTTCTCATATCACCTGAGGCTGTTGCGGGGTTTATTAGATCTCTATCAATTCCGTTTAAAGCACGAGACTACCAGTTACGAGCAGTTTACCAAGCACTTAAATACAATCGCAGACTTTTACTTTCCCCGACAGGATCAGGAAAATCCCTGATAATATATGCCATGGTAAGATGGCATCTACATTTTGAAAGAAATATATTAATTATAGTTCCAACAGTATCATTAGTAGAGCAGTTATATAAAGACTTTAAAGAATATGGATGGAATCCTCGTGGATACTGTCATAGAATCTCAGCAGGAGCAGAGAAATTTACAGAGTTACCTGTCACAATATCTACATGGCAGAGTATATACAAGGAACCCCGAAAGTTTTTCAAGAAGTTTGATGTAGTTATAGGAGACGAAGCACACTTATATAAAGCAAAGTCATTGTCGGGTATCCTCACCAAGTGTCATGACGCAAAACACAGAGTAGGACTGACAGGGACACTGGATGGCATGCAGACTCATCAGTTAGTGTTAGAGGGTTTGTTCGGTAAATGCGACAAGGTAACTAAGACTGTTGACCTCATGAAGAAGGGTCATCTTGCTCCTCTATACGTCAAGATCCTAGTGTTGAAGCATGGTTTCGTACCATTTGAGGACTATCAACAGGAGATGGATTGGATAGTTCAGAACCATAGACGAAATACCTTAATCACTAACCTAGCACTCGACTTGTCAGGTAACACCTTGGTTCTCTTCAATTACGTCGAGAAACATGGTATCCCCTTGAACGAAATGCTAAATAGTAAAGTAAAGGATGGTCGAAAGACGTTCTTTATACATGGTGGTATTGATGCATATGACAGGGAACAAGCACGCTCGATTTGCGAGCAGGAAAAAGACGCGATCATTCTTGCTTCTTATGGGACTTTCTCTACTGGTATCAATATTAGGAACTTACATAATGTAATTTTCGCAAGTCCATCTAAGTCGAGGATTCGTAATCTTCAATCTATTGGACGTGTCCTTCGTAAGGGTGACAACAAAGCACAAGCAACGCTATATGATATAGCAGACAACTGTGCTCGTGGATCAAAAAAGAACTATACTATTAGACATCTTGATGAAAGAATTAAGATATACAATGAAGAATCTTTCAATTACGAAATTAAGGAGATCAAACTCAATGATTAACTACATTCGACACGACGAACAATTCTACGGAGTATGTAAACTCTCCCATGGGGATGAGGTATTGGGTGAGATAATTGTTACAGAAGATCCTGAGACCAAGACAGACTTAATATTCATTCAACATCCTGCTAAGACAAAGGTTATTGATTTAGACCACCCTATACAAGAGAATTCCAGAGAACAGAAAGTGGCGATGGGTTTTATCAAGTGGATGAATTTCAGCGACGAAGACTTTTATGTTATAAGCGAGAAAGATATAATGACGATAGCACCCATGTCTCCTTCATCAATTATGATGTATAAGAGGTGGGTTAGAAAAGAAATCGATAGATTGCCTGAGAAAGAAAGGGAAGTACCCATGAATAGTTCTATGGGATTACTAGACACAGTGGACAATGCCAGACAACTTTTAGAAAGAATCTATAAGAACCCTAAGTTACCAGATATAAACCAATAGAACTTCCCTTCCAACCCTCACAGTGTTGAGTGTACACAGAATTTAACAACTTGTCAAGCTAGTTGCGTTTTCTGTGTTTTTTTGTTAATATAGGTACATCCAAACGGATATTATGCCCCGCAAATCTACCAAGAAAAAAGAACATTATGTAGATAACAAGAAGTTTCTAGCAGCATTAGTCGTGTATCGTACTGAATGCGCTGAGGCAACTGAGAAAGGACTCGGTAAACCAAGAGTTTCAAACTATATTGGCGACTGCTTTTTAAAAATAGCAACTCATCTATCATATAGACCTAACTTTATCAACTATATGTACAGAGAAGACATGATCGGAGACGGTATTGAAAATTGTATTCAATACATTCACAACTTTGACCCCGACAAATCTTCTAACCCATTCGCGTATTTTACGCAGATCGTTTATTATGCATATTTAAGACGTATTGCAAAAGAAAAACGACAACAAGCGATACGAGAAAAGATTCTGGAACGCAAAGGTTACGAAGAAGTCTTCCACTCAGATGACCACGATAACTCTGCTGACTTAAATTACATCAAGAACAGAGTCGAAACTAACACACGATACAACTAATGGGAATTCTCTCTCAACTCAAAGTCATGTTTAAAGAAGATGATCTTGAACTGACTAAGGCAGACTACAAATTAATTTGTGATGCTTTACATAAACGTCAACGAAACTTCATTGCAGGAGATCGGATGTTTAAACACTATGGTATACTACTAGATAAATTTGACAGACTCTATGAAACTGCTTCTGATAACTGATCAACACTTTGGTGTAAGGAACGATAGTCCTGCATACATTGAGCAGTATCGTAAATTTTATAAGGATACTGTCCTCCCATACATTGATAAGAACAAGATCACTCACATTGTAAATCTTGGCGACACGTTTGATAAACGAAAGTCTATAAACTATTCGTCCTTAGATGCTGCAAAGGAGATGTGGTTTGATCCTGTCAGGGATCGTGGTATCCATATGTGGTGCATTGTGGGTAACCATGATATCTACTATAAGAATACTTTAAAGGTCAATAGTCCTGAGTTATTATTTGAAGACTATGATAACATTACAATAGTTGACGAACCACAGGATATTAATATAGGTGGTTTAGATATTCTAATGTTACCATGGAGGTGTGAAGCAAATACACACAAGTGGAGAAAGATAATAGAAGATACCAAGAGTACAGTATGTCTAGGACATTTGGAACTCAGTCAGTTTGATCCTATCCCAGGATATACTATGGATCATGGTGATGATCCTGCTCCTTTCGAGAAGTTTGATGTAGTATGCTCAGGTCATTACCATCACAGGTCATGTAAGGGTAATATTACATACCTTGGTAATCCGTATCAACTATACTGGAATGACTTCGGTACAGAGAGAGGATTCCATACACTAAATACTAAGACAAAGAAACTGACTTTCATAAAGAACCCTAATAATATGTTTAACAAGATATATTATAGGGATAGTGAAACTGCTCCTATTGATTATCAGTCTCTAAGTGGTACATATGTAAAGTTGATCGTAGAAAAGAAAGAAGATCAAAAGATGTTTGATAGTAAACTATCCATGATCTTGCAATCAAATCCTGCCGACTTAAAGATTATAGAAGATACCTTTATGGTATTGGATGAAATAGACGAGACGATAGAAACAGAGGACACTTTATCCATTCTCAACAAATGTGTTGCAGAGGTCGATCATAAGGATGAAGTCTTTGGTATACTTAAATCTTTATATGTAGAAGCACAAAGAGTTTAATGTTTGTATTAGTTGACAAAGCAAGCGGAGGGGTGTATGCTGTAAAGGATGACACCACAGTAGAACGTGTTGTTCAACTCTTCCAAGAAGAAGACGATGCTGTTAGATATCACGAGTATCTTATTGCAGCAGATTATGAGAGAGAATTAATAATTACACCATGTGACGAGCAACAGGTAAAAGATAATTGTGCGTCATTCGGTTATGTATATACGGTAATTAAACCAACTGATATTGTTTATCCCCCAAGTGATTCTGACTAAATGATTGTTTTTGAAAAGATTAGATGGAAGAATCTGTTGTCCACTGGTCAGCAGTTTACTGAAATCAATCTAAATGATACTGCGTCTACATTAATTGTAGGTAATAACGGAGCAGGCAAGAGCACACTTCTTGATGCTCTTTGTTTTGGTCTGTTTGCAAAACCATTTAGAAAGATTAGTAAGACACAATTAATCAATACAGTTAATGAAAAGGAATGTGTAGTAGAGATAGAATTTAATATCGGTAGTATTGAATATAAAGTTATCAGAGGTATGAAACCCTCTAAGTTTGAGATCTATCGCAACGGAGAACTCTATGATGCAAATGCATCTGTTGCTGATGACCAGAAATACTTAGAACAATCTGTACTTAAACTTAATTTTAAATCATTTACACAGGTAGTCATACTGGGTAGCAGTACCTTTGTGCCTTTCATGCAGTTGACAGGACCTAATAGAAGAGAAGTTATAGAAGATATACTAGACATCCAGATCTTCTCTCAGATGAATACTCTGTTAAAGGAGAGAGTCAAAGAGATCAAGGACGAGCAGAGATCATGTGAGTATGAAATGGATATTGCACAACAGAAAGTTGAAATGCAAATCCGTAATATCGAGAACCTAGAAAAGGTTGATACTACACAGATGGAAAGGAAGCAGAAGAAGTTTGATCTAAATGAAGAACGTTGTATACAAATCAAATCTAGAATCAAAGAACTAGATAAGAAATGTGATACGTTAGAACCACAGATATTAGAACTAGACAAGGCAGTAGATAAACATGAGAAGTTCAAAGAGATGCGTACCAAGATCAAATCTAAATTTGATAACTCTCGTAGAGAAATGAATTTCTTTGAGAACAATCACACATGCCCCACATGTACACAAGAGATTAGTGAACAGTTTAAAGAAACAAAGATAAAGTATCTTGCAGATAAAGGAACTGAATTAGCAGCAGGGTCTAAACAAATTACTGATGAGATTAAAAAACTTGCGACCACAGTCAAAGATCTCAGGAAGAAATCAGAAGAGATCAATGGTTATAGGTATGAAATACAGGCATTGACGCATGAGGAAACTAAACTTCTCAAAGAGAATACTGATATATTAACTGAGGTTGGTAGTGATACTACAAACTTAGAGTATGAGAGACAGTCATTAGTTACTATCCAAAAGAACTTAGAAGATAAGAAAGATGACTGTGCCAAAGTCAATACACAAGCAAACTATCTTGGTATTGTGGGTGAGTTATTGAAGGACAGTGGTATAAAAACAAAGATAATTGCTAAGTTTATACCACTAATCAATGCTAGAATTAATAAATATCTGCACAGCATGGATTTCTTCGTAAACTTCACACTAGATGATAACTTTACTGAGAAGATCCTATCAAGATTTCGTGATGACTTTACATATGCCTCATTCTCTGAGGGTGAAAAGCAAAAGATTGACCTAGCACTACTGTTTACATGGAGAGAGGTTGCACAACTTAAAAATAGTGTGGCAACTAACCTACTCATTCTTGATGAAGTGTTTGACTCATCACTAGATCAATCTGCCACTGATGAACTGATGAAGATATTAAAGAATAAGTTAGACAAAACTAATTTGTTTGTGATTTCACACAAAGGTGAAGTCCTAATTGACCGCTTTGATAAGACGGTTGAGTTTAAGAAAGATGGCGATTTCTCAAATTTACATTTGACAAACGCATAGTGTCCTGTATAATGGAGTTAGTATCTAAAATTTATGTTTCTAGCAAGTTGCCCACCAGTCTATACTCTACCTGGGACGTGGAGTAAATGTAATGCACTCATTCCACATTACAACGCAGACCCTAACGTTACGTTTGGGATAGCATTATTAATATTCACTGTTGGACTAACTGGATTCGGTGTGTATAGAGCATTCTTTAACAACAAAGATCTAACAGATCAGTGGGACGAACACGATGACTAATTATGGACTTGAAGTAGTATTCTGGGTCACACTTGGAGTGCTTTTAATCTACCAATACGAGAATAGAAAATGAATGACCTGACCGTGGGGATCTATTTCATACTCTTTGCCATAGTAGCAGGAAGTAGTGCAATGTTCATGTTCATGATGATGAGAACCACGATTGAGGCAGTCAATAAACCTGTAAGAAATGTACATCCAGAAATGAAAGACGTACAAACAGGTGATGAGTTACTTGTATTTAAACCAGAGGAAGATGATGATGAACCTGACACTGTTGTAGTAAGAAGATAATGTACCATAACAACTTCTTTACTGACGAACAATGGGAATGCATAAGAGTATGTGTAGCAAATGCACCTATACCTTATGATATTACAAAGAAAAAGATTCCTGCTGAGATCCTAGAAAAGATAGGACAACCACAGAGAAAGGAATACGAAGGAGAAACATTAGTACACGTTGACTTGGAGCAATATGAAAATACCTAACTGGCAACACCACTCTAAAAAAGATAAGAAGCGTCATCTTAAACCACAAGCATTGCGTCAAGCAAGGAAGCGTCGCAACCAGTTGACAAAGTGTCTACTCAA